TACTATAAGTACAGTCCATTACGCTTCTTCCTTCAAGCAGTTGATTTCCTTGAATGTAGGCAATTTTCATTTTGTTTCCTCCTTTTAATTTTTAGATATTTGAACTATACAACCGCATCTGTCGCAACGAAGTCTTTCGTCCATGCATTTCTCCACTCAAGTCTGTTTGAATATGAACCTCTCGCCTTCATCCAGATTTCACGCTTTTGCTTTCTGTTTAATTTAATGTCTGGAGTATTAAGCTTCGGCTTACCAAACAATGTGCAGTTGAATTTCTTTTCCGATGCCGCTTTCCTTGCCTTCCTAAGATTCCTTTGTAACTTTGTGTACATTGCTAAAACCCCTTTCATAATATATTACATAATATAAGTATATGACAAAGATATCCCTTACAAGAGACAGTCGGGGAGAGGACTGTCGTTATTACCACTTATATATTTACTGAACCAGATGATAATTACTTAGGCTTGGAAAAACTTATCAAAAACTTATAAATATATTATTGAAAATCATAAGTAATTTCCTGAAAAAAAGGTAAATATTTAATAGATATTAAATTGTAATATATATAAATACCTATTTATTTTTTTTCCTTAAGAAAAAAAATGATTGATATAAATACCTAATTCATTTTTTCTTTAGAAAAAATAATTTATATAAATACTATTTATACTACTCTTATATTATAACATATATTATGACTTATTGCAAGAAAAATAATAATTCATAGGGCGTGAAATTCAATGTCAGAAGTCTTTGAAGCGTATTTTAAAAATCTTGTATTTGAATCTCAACGGGGCAACCAAGAATCCATCGTAGCTATTTTAGAACTCCTGAAGCCCCTTAGATACAAGCTTGGGAGAAAGTTTGGAAACAAGGGAATCGAGTTTGATGATTTGATATCTCAGATAGACTTACTAATTGTCCAAGCGATTATAAATTACGATCCTGAGAAAGATGTTTCAGCAATGCGTCATGTTGTCTCAAGAACCAGGAACGCTATTTGGAACTTCTACCGTCAAGAAATGCACTACTTCAACAAAAAGAAAACTAATATTCTCAAAGACCCTAAGGAGATAGAGTTCATCGTTAACGATAACAAAAAACCTTTTGAAGACGAAGAAACAAACAAGATAACTCTTGAGGTTGCGATCACTAAACTAACAAAGAAACAACAGAGAGTTATTAAGCTGTATTTTTGGGGCAAATACACTGACTCAGAGATTGCTAAACTACTTAGTGTAGATCAATCCAATGTAACAAGAGCTAGACAGCGTGGATTAATAAACCTTAAAAGGATATTATCCGAGTGACATTCTTGAATGACATTTCTTGTATGTGTCCATAAGTAGTTTGTTTCCTACCTTAGTATAAATTTGGGTTGACCCTATATTCGCGTGTCCTAGTATTTCCTGAATAACTCTAATGTCTGCTCCGTTGTCCAACAAGTCTTTTGCAAAGGCGTGTCTCAGAAGGTGAGGATGAACATTAACCTCTGCCTCAATCCCCATCTTATAAATAATCTTTCTAATAGATGACACTGACATTGGTTGTTTTACATTGCGTCCTGGGAAGAGATATACATTCTCATCTTCTCTCATATCGAGATATTTAACGATGAAGTTTATTGTTGACTCATCTAAAGGACAGACACGTTCTTTCTGTCCTTTGCCAAAGATTAGAATACTTTGATTAGAGAAATCAATACAGGACTTCTTCATGTTGGTTAATTCAGAAATACGCATTCCAGTAGCCAAGAATAATTCAAGTATGATTTTGTTTCTTAACTCTTGAAAGTTATTCTCATTAGTTGAATCGGACAACTTTTTAATATCATCGTTTGACAGGATTTTAGGAAGATGTTTTTCTGTCTTACAATTTTCGATACCGAATGTTGGATTAATTTTAATGATGTCCTCACGGCAAAGGAAGTTAAAAAATGTTCTGAGGGCAGACAACTTTTTATTCCTTGTTGAAGGAGAATTGTTCTTGTTCTTTAGGATAGATAGATAACTCTTTATAATATTGCGATCCACCTTAATAAAGTTCGTGATGGACATCTCCTGGATAAATTCATCAATGGCTTGTAGGTATGTTCCTATCGTTGTGTCAGGGTAGTTCTTCTCTACTTGCATGTAGACTGTGAACTGTCTAAGTGGATTCATTTTGTAGCCCCCTTATTAAATATCTCTTCCATATTATAATTCAAAAGCTAAGCGTTGTCAACTAAATAAATATAAAATAGCATAATATTCGCAAATTCAGAAGTATTGTGTTGATAAGGCAAGGAGGCTTTTCTATGGCTAGACGGGAACTGACCCCAGAAGAAATTGAAAAAAGTGCGAGCAAGGAATGGAAGAAACCTTCTAAGAAGAAGGCTATTGTTACGATCAGTGAGGAAAATGGAGAAATAAATATTAAGAAAATAAAGAATCTATCTAACCTAACTGGGCCTGTAACTGAAGAAGGCAAGAAAAAATCGTTAGCCAACTTAAGAGCTGGTGGATATCCTGCTCAGACTGTTAAGCATGGTGGATATATAAAAAGAATACTTAGTGAAGATGAATTAGACTTCTACAACATGCGGAAAGAATCATATCTTTCCGAGTTTGATCTAAATCAATCTTCAGATGAAATAGTATTAAATCTTGTATTGATCGATGAGGTAATTGTTTATCGGTTATTGAAGAGACTTAATGATAAACCATCTTTGTTAGATGAAATCAGTAGACCATTGAATGAGGCACAACAAAGATTACATAAGAATCTAGATGGGCTGGCTATGTTAAGAAAACAACGTATAAATCAAGATAGGATGGACAAAGAAATGTCTATCATTAAACTTGCGAACGATATCATGAAGAATCAAGCAAGTGTTTTAAAGCAAAGAGAAAATGAAGTTAAGGAAGAAGAAGAATTTCTGCGACAGAAAGCATTAAGAGACAGAACAATAAATGTAGACTTCGAAGAGGTTGAGGAAGATGGGATACCCAAGACGGAAACGCAAAAAGAGGACTAAAGAAGAAATAGAACAAGATAAATTAAAAGAAGAACTAAAGTCAAAAGAAAAAGTCGAACCTAAAAAAGTAGTTAAGAAGACTAAGATAAATGATGAACCAAAAATATATTTAACACCAGAAGATGCATTTAATTATGTACCTCCTCAAGAAGATATTAAAAATATTCCTGATGAACAGGTTAAGTTCTTTGAATTATGTAGAGAAGATCCAGTTTTTGCAGCACAGAATCTTCTTTATAGAAATAATAAGCCGGTACAGTTTGCTCCGCATCAAAGACTTATCATGCGTTCACTATGGACTAAACAATTTAATCTTTTAGTCTTAGCAAGAGGCGCTGGTAAAACTTACTTGATGGCTCTGTTCTGTATATTAAGAGCAATGCTTTATCCCAGAGAGAAATGCGTAATTGTGTCTGCTACATATAGACAGGCACAATTTGTGTTTGATGAAATAGTTAAGTTCTATGATGAAAGCCCATTATTTAAGCAAGCATGTTCTAAGCCTCCGACAAAGGGGCCTAATTCATGTGAGATACAACTTAATGAAGGGGGAAGAATTATAGCTTATCCTCTTGGTGATGGAACCAAAATTCGTGGTGCCAGAGCACAAACTCTAGTGATTGACGAAGTGGCTCAGGTAGATAACGATATTATTGACATGGTTATATTGCCAATCTTGAATACAAAAGGCGATCCATTTAGCAATGATGGAAGAAGTAACTCATTAGTATTGTCGAGTTCTGCTTACTATACCTTTAACCATCTGTATGCAAGATATCTTATCTATAAAGATAGAACAGATCCTAGACATGAAAAATACAGTGAGAACTATGGGTTACATCAGTATTCTTATACTGATATGATTCCTGGCTGGTATGACCAGGGCGTACTTGATGAGGCTAAGGCCAAACTAACAGAAATACAATTTATGATGGAATACGGGGCAATGTTTCCTCCTGATAGTGATGGATTTTTCCCTGCATCTCTTATGGCATTTACAAGAAAAGCTTATGTCATTATACAGGAAAAAGCACAGGCAAAAGGTGAGGAATTTGTTTTTGGAATTGACCCTGCTCGTACTGGAGATAATTTTGCTTTATCTGTAGTCAAACTTGGCCCACCAAACAAACTAGTTGCTGAATATACCCTTAACAAAGCTACATTCCAAGAGATGCACAGATTCATAAGAGAAAAAATGAGAGATTATGAAAAAAATGATAGCAAGGTTCTTCGTATTCAAATGGACTTAGGCGGTGGTGGGCAAACGCTTCGAGATATGTTAAGCGAGCCATACGCATGGTTTGATCAGGAGCGAAATGCTTGGGAAGAACTACCGGCGATCCTTGAAATTGAGAACGATGAATTTAAACATCACGTTGGAAGAAGGATGTTGGTATTACAAGTATTCAGTCCACAAACTATTAATACAATGAATTTTGATCTAAAGAATGACTTTGAAAAAGGAAACTTAATACTTCCTCTTCATCCTCCAGATGAGAACACTACTTTGCCATATGGAGATATGTTTTATGAAATAGAGGAAGCAATTTCCGAGATACAAACTATAGTAACAACTCCATTAAAAAATGGATATATGCATTTTGATACACCAAAACAACGAATGAAGAAAGACCGCTACTCTAGTATTTTATTGGGGGCAGAGGGAGCAAGGCAAATTCAATGGGTCGATAAAACACCCCTTCCTAAAGAATTAGCTTGTGGATTCTCTGCAATAACGTACCTGAATCATTAGGAGGAAGGGTTATGGGAATTACGCTTGATGAAGATGTCATACAAGAACAAATAAAATCTAATTATAAGGTTATAGGAATTGAAGATAATGGCGATAGCAAAAGCATTACTATTGAGGTAGATAATACTGATTTAGTAAAGGAATATTTAAAGCCTAAAGCGATAGGAACTGGTTTCTCCACACAAAGAGCAACCGGCGCCGGAATGTCTCAGGTAATGAACCGCTTCGATCCTTATAACCCCACAAGATTGCAGTACATGAATTGGACTTCTAGGAATGTTCCTTATTCACAAGCTATTCAACTTCCTACTGAACCTCATGACCAAATGAAATTAGCCATGATGCTCTATCAAAATGATCCAATTGTTGGAACCGTTATTGATCTTATGGTTGATTTTGCTTGTAGCGGTTTTGAAAATGAATGCGAAGATCCGAACACCAAAAAGTTCTACGATGATTGGTGTAAAGAAGTTAATATGGATCAATTACTAGAGTGGATATTCTTAGAATATTTCCGTACTGGCAATGTAACTATTTATAAAAGCATGAACGATGTTGAAGTAGTTACTAATAAGGGGCGTAAGTCCTCTAAGATGTCAGGAAAGAAATACCCAACAGGATACACCGTGTTAAATCCTTTAATAGTTTGGATAGAAGGATCTCTACTATTTAACCAGGATATCGTTGCAATCAAGGTTAATGAAGACCTCAAAAAAATGGTTAATAGTACAGACCCAGGAATGAAATCAATAACATCCATGTTTCCTCCAGAACTTATTTCAGGAATTCAGAATGGGGAAATGACTGTTCCCTTAGATCCAGATTTGGTCACACGCATTACTAGGCGTAAGCAACCATATGAGAGATATGCAACTCCAATGTTACATAAAACATTTGAGGCATGTTTATATAAGCAAAATCTAAGAATGATGGACATAAGTACAATTGAAGGTTTAGTAAATCAGTTAATAACCGTAACAATTGGAGATAAGGATTACCCTGCGACAGACTATCAGTTACAAAAACTTGCCGCTTTGTTCCAAACTCCAAATAAAGCCTACACAATCTTTTGGAATCACACATTGAATGTCACGTTCCATAAACCAGAAGGAATAGAGACTTTAACTGCTGATAAGTACAAGGAAGTTAACGACGATATCCTGATGGGGCTTGGAATTACCAGAGTCTTATTGGATGGACAAGGATCTAACTTCTCTACTGCCTGGGTTTCTATTTTGTCATTAATGCAGAGACTTGAAATGGCAAGAAATTTGGTTAAGAATTGGCTCGAAAAAGAATACAAGCAAATCGCAGAAGATAACAATTTTCCAGCATGTCCTACAATCCGCTTTGATAAACTAAGTCTTCGTGATGACGCTTACATGAAAAATGTAATTCTCTCACTTTATGATAGAGGACTATTATCTGGCGAGACTGTACTAACAGAATCTGGATATCAGATTGATGTCGAGGCAGCAAGAAAAGAAGTACAAGAAAAGGAATACAAAGATATATTTGTTCCTCCCAATCTTCCCTTTAGTGGTGATGTGCCACCACCTCCTGACGCTCCTAAGACTCCAGGGCCAACAAATCAAGGTCGCCCTAATAACCCAGGGGATAACAATTATACA